CGCGCGCCAGGTCCTGCAACTGCGCGCCGGCGCGACGGAAACCACCTTCCAGCGCGGAAAGCGGCTGCCGCAGCGCCACCACCTGCGCGCGAATCGCCCGCAGCGGGCCCGAGGCCTTGTCAACCGCCTGGATAACGGCCTGGAAGCGGGCTTGTTCCACCTATCCCCCATCCATCGCCTGGGCTTCGGCCGCGGCGATGCGGTTCGCGTGCTGGATCGCGGATCTGAGGCCGGCGGGATCGAGGCCCCAGACGTGTTCGCCGTCGCGCCAGAAGCGCCAGGCGTCGTAGTACCGCTCTAAGACGCCGATGGGGTCGGCGCCGTCATAAAACCCAGGATGGCAAGGCACCCCGCGTTGAAGTCGGCGCCCGCCAAGCGGTCCACCACTACGGGCAGCACGCCGGCCAGCCGCGCGAGCAGTTTGGCGCAAGCATCGGTGTTGAAATCAACAGATTCCCCCACTCGATAAGGCGCGCCGCATTCGCGCAGATCCTTGCCGGTGGGCGGGCGAAGGGTGAGTTCGCGGATTTCGCCTTCCGGGCCCTGAACGGGGGCCGAAAGGGTCAGCGTCACGGCATCCATGGTCAGATTTCCACGCATTCAGCGCCTTCGAAGCGGAGCTTCACGGTGCCTTCGACGGGGTTGATCTGCGTTTCGCCGGCGAAATACGCGCCGCGCAGCGCATAAGTGACGCCGGTGGCAAGCTGCACCGTGACGGTGGAATTCGTCACGGCGTCCAAGGCCTTTACACTGAAGCCCTGGGCGGTCACTTCCGCTTCGATGTAGGGGATGATGGGCGTTTCCTTGAACCCATGCGCGCGGCCATCAATGCCCATGACGGCTTCGCGGTTGGTGTTCAGCGGCTGCACGGTGACGCCACCACGCAGCTGATAGGGGGTGCCGTCGCGCGACATGAAGACGATGCCTGCGACGCGGATCGGGGCGGCCATGGGCGGGTTCCTTCAGCTTCGGATCAGAGGCGGGGCTGGGCGAGGACGGCCAGTTCGTTCAGACCCGCGATCAGGCGCGGCGCGAAAAGCACATCCAGGCGGTTGGGGTCGCTGGAATTGATCTGAACGATGGTGTTCGCCAGGAAGGTGTCCATATCGGTCACCAGGCCATCGGCCATCATGGACGAATACTCTGTCGCCAGTTCGGCCTTAAAGCCGGAGGGCGTGCAGACCGGCTGGCCGGCGCCGAAGCGGGTGCCATCCGGTGCCAGCTTGGCGCGCGGGAACTTCGATACCCCCGCGCTGCGAAGGCGGCGCACCACTTCCATCAGCGTATACATGGTGATGGTCAGCAGATAGCTGCGGTCCGTCACCCCGGCGGCGTTCTTCTGATAGGTGGTCACGGACTGCTGGATGGCGACCGAGCCATCCGCGCGGGCTACCAGGGTGGCGATACCGCCGCCCAGCAGGCCATTGGCTGTGGCGATGCCCCAGCGGGAGGCAACCGGCGGCGCCAGCACGGCATTGACCGTGAGCGTCTGCAGCGGGCGGCCGGCATCGGCGCGAATGGCCACGGCATGCACGCCAGCAATCGCCGCGGCAATGTCAGACGCCCAGGACGGCGTCCCTTCCAGGCCGAAGATGCTGTGGTGCTGATCGTTTCGCGCCGCGCCGAGGGTGGTGAGCGTGGCGGCGTTGCCCGGGGCGAAGGTGATGGCGTGGCCGAAGGTCTGGCGGAGGTAGCTCCACCGGCCCGCGGTGTCGTTCAGCATGGCCTTCACCACATCCAGCGGGGTGGCGCTGGCGTAGGGGTGGGCGATGAAGTCATATTCCACGTCACCCAGCAGCGCATCGATGCCGGACAGGCTGGGGTCCGTCGCGCCGCCGGACAGGGCGGTGATGGTCAGGCCCACGCCGGCCGGCAGGGCTTCCCCGGCGCCGAGGCCGCGATAGTTCACCCGCACATCGATGCCGTTGCCCAGCGTGCCCTTGTGCACGGCGGTCAGCGTGACGGTGCTGGTGCTGACGGTGGCGGTGACCGGAATGTAGGGGCTGGCGGCCAGGGCGGCATTGATGGCCGTGGCGATGCTGTTTGCGCTGTCCCCCGACGACACGGCGACGGAGACCAGGCCGCCGGCGACGTAGAGCGAAATGGTGCCGGCGGCGGTGGCCGGGCCGGTCACGGCAATGGTGCCGCTGGCGGCGGTACCGCCGGAGACATCGGCATAGGGCAGGACCCAAACCTCACCCAGCGGGTCGTTCTGGCGGTAGTGCCAGACCATGCGGGAGATCATCGACCGCGCGCCGAACAGGGTACGCGCCTGATCGACGCTGAATATCTGCGTCGGCACATTGCTTGCGGCCGTGATGGTCTGGCCAACCAAGATGGCGCGGCGCGTGACCGCGCCATAGGCCGCCTGGGAGGCGTCGAAATCCACATAGAAGCCCGGGACGAACAGCCCCGAGGCGGGGATGTTCGGGAAGGAGATTGCCATTGCAGGGCCTTTCGGGTCAGGCGGTGGGGAAGGTCAGGCGAAGGGTGCTTTCGGCGCGGCCATCGGGGCCGGCGGTGCGCGGGGCGGCGGCGGCGCTGGGCAGGCCGTCGATCGGCGGATAGGTTCCGGCGGCATCGAAGGGATGCACGGCATCGACAGCGATGCGCGCCTCGCCCAGCCGGCCGGTCACGATAGGCTCGAACCGTTCCTGCCAGGATAGGCTGGCGGTGATGGTGAGCTGCGCGGTCGGGCGTTCGCCGCCCGGCTTCACTTCGCAATTCGTCACCCAGGAGGACACGTCTTCAAGCTGGGTCATCCAGGCAGGGGCGCGCAGCAAAGCGTCTTCGATGCGGGCGGCGTAGGCGTCCATTGCCGCTTCGCAGGCGATTTCATCGGACGCATCCAGCTTCACATGCAGCGCCAGCGTGGCGGAAACCTGAAAAGCGGGAGAGGCGAAAGCGCCAAAGCTGCGCTTCGTTTCATCGAACATATAGACCAGCATCGCCGGCTGATCTTCGGCGTGCACCGGCCAGGCGCGGGCGGTGTAGATGCTTTCGGCCAATTCGGGCAGCGCGGCGCGCAGCCGGGCCAGCGTGGCGTTGCGGATGACCGCGCGGCCGGGGATAGCGTCAGCCATAGGGGCGGTCCTGCCGGTTGCCCAGGATCAGCAGCACGGCGCCGAGGCCATCCGGTTGCAGGTCCACCACCTGGAAGATGTCGCCGCGGGCTTCCACTTCATCTTTCGGCGCCGGCGCCACGCCGGCCGGGAAATCGGCCAGCCGGACGTAAAGCTGCGGCGCCAGGACGGAGGTGGGCGTGCCGCCCTGATCGAAGGCGACGCGGCTGGCGTGCCGATCCAGCACGCCCTGCAGCGTGAAGGGCAGCGCCTGGCTGGGGCGATAAAGCACCGCTTCGCCAAAGGTGGCGAGAATGGGCTTGTTCGCCAGCCCGTCGAAATCGATCATGCGGCGGGTCAGGCCTTGCCGCGAGGCTTTGCCACGGGGGCGTCTTCGGCGACCGAGGCTTCGGCGGTTGCGGCTTCGGCCATCGGGGCCGCATCTGCGGCCGGCAGGGCGACCACGCCGCGTTCGATCAGGCCGGGCAGTTCATCCGCCGGGATCTGGCAGGCGTCACCAGGGCCGGCCCATTTCGAGGCGCCGGCGGCGTCGCGCCAATAGACGGTGCCCAGCGCGACGGCCGGGACCAGGGCAATGTTGACTTCGGACATGGGGGTGCCTTGCTGCTGGGAAGGACGGGCGGCGGGGCGTGACCCGCCGCCCGTCCTATCAGGTTACGGTGATGGCGGCGGCGGCGTTCACCTGGGTGGGGATCACCAGCGGCGCGGACTGGGTCAGCAGCCAGCGGGTGCCGGGATTCTGCGTGGTGTAGGACTTCGGCGCATAGGGCAGCGCCGCGTAGCCCACTTCCGCATCGATGACCGAGGCGAAGGCGCGTTCCCCGTTCAGCTGCGAGCTGCCGAGGATGACAGTGCCGTCCGGGATCATCGGCTTTTCCACGCCATCGGCCGGATCGACGTACCAGTCGTAGTAAAGGAAGAGCTTGAACTGGCCCCAAGTGCCGAGGAACTGGCCGCCGATCGTCGGGCGGGCCGCGGTGGCAACCAGGTCCGGCACGCCGTTCTGCGGGCTGAGCACGATCTGGCTGACGCGCGGGTCCTGGCGGAAGCCTTCCCAGGCCGCCGGCGTGAAGATCACGGTATCGGACGGCAGGCCGGAGGCCTTCAGGATCAGCGCCGACCAGGTGGTGAGGTTCGCACTGGGCGTGGCGGTGGAGCCGATGGCGCCGCTGATGTTCCAACGGGCGTTGCCGGTCAGCGCGACGGTCAGCGAGGAATCGCGCTGATAATCGACGCGCTGCGTGGGGTAGTTGTCGCCGGTGATATCGACATAGCCGTTCACCAGGGCCTGCGCCGCCATCCATTCCAGGCGGCGGTCGATCATCATGATCTGCTGGGCAAGCAGGCTGTCCAGGTTCACCTGTTCGCGCTCCGCCGGCGTCATCTGCAAGCCGCCGATCTGTTCGCCGATTGCGCGGCGGATCGGCTTGAAGGGATCGACGCGGTCAAGCTGCTTGATGTAGGCCGGCTTGAACTCGTTCGTAGTGACGCCGATCTGTTCCACGAACTTGGCTTCGGCCAGCGGGCTGACGAAGGGCGCCATGCGGCGCTTATTCACGAAAACATCGACCAGCACCTTTTCCGTGAGGGAGGTGCTGATGTTCGGAAAGAAAGTGTCCAGCAGAAAGCTGGACGGCCGCTTCATCTGTTCGACAACCGCGATCAGACGGGCGGTATCATAAAGACCGACTGCCATGGTGGTGTGCGCCTTTCAGGCATGGGGTAAGCGCCTTGCCCAAGGGCGCACGGGGGCGGATGGGCGAACGGCGGCGGCCGAAACCGCGCCGGCTTACTTGGAAACCGGGGTCTTCAGGTGAATGCCAGCGTCGCGCAGCGCGATCTGCGTCGCCACCGTGGTGGCGCTGTGGCCGGTGCCGAAGGTCAGGCTGTTCGCGTTGAATTCGCCGGCGGCATAGATCAGGCAGGCCTTGTCGGCGCTGCTGGCATCCGTCGCTTCGGCCAGAATGGCGGCGGGGTTCTGCGACCCGTCCGAGGAGGCGGACAGCGAGAGGGTGTATTTGCCGGAGGAGGTGATGCGGCCCAGCACGGCGCCGCGCGCCAGGTTCTGGCCGCTGATCAGCGTGCCGCCATCGGTCACCAGGAACTGGTTGCCGGCAATGAGGCTGTCCGGGGTGTAGGTATCGGTCGCCGAATACGGGACCTGCGGGTTCAGGGTGTTCGCCATGAGTGCGCTCTTTCAGGTTCGAGGTTGAGAATTCAGACCCGCATGCCGAGGCTGCGGAGACGATCAAGGCCGGCGGCGGCGCTCTGCTTGGCCGCATCGGCCGGGCTGGCCGGGCCGCCATTGGCGGGCGCTTCGTCCCCAACCTGCGGCGCCGGTGCGGATTGCATGCGTGCATGCAGGGCGGCCCGAGCGGGGGTGCTGGCCGGCGCGATGGCGTTCAGCGCGGCAAGGCCGGCCTGCAGCGTGGCCAGCGCCGCGGCGCGCGGCAGGGCAGTTTCGAACGCCAGATGCGCGGCCAACGCGGGCGCGCGGGCGGCGGCGGCATCGGCGAAAATCGCGGCGCAACGGGCGCGTTCGCGGCGGCGGGCCTGGGCGGCGACAGAGTCGCCGGCCATTTCTTCTTCCATGTCCTCTTCGGCCACGGTCTGGTCCTCGCTGTAAGGGGCGGCTTCGACGGGCGGGTCCACGGGCACGCCTTCGCCGTTGTCCTGTTCCTCGTCCTCGTTCGGGTCTTCCGGGTCGGGTTCCTGTTCGGGTTCCGGCGCGGCTTTGGTGGCGGCGGGCAGGCCGGCCAGGTGCGCGAAGCGGCTGGCAGGCGCCGGACCGTCCGGTTCGGCGCTTTCATGGGCGCGCGGCGCCGGGCCGGCGCGCAGGCCCATAAGGGACGCGAGCGGCAGCGCCGCCGCGATATCGCGGAGAGACATCGAAGGCTCCTTCAGGAGTGGGTTAGGCGAGGGTATCCATCAGCGCGCGGAAGGCATGGTCGGGCGGCATTACCGCATCAACCAGCTGCTGATCGAGCGCGGCGGCGCCCAGGAAGCAGGCGGCCTGCTGAGCGCGGATGCGGTCCGCCGACAGGCGCCGGTTGCGGGCGACGGTGGCGACGAACAGTTCGCCGACCTGGTCTATTTCGCCCTGAATGCGGGCGAGCAAGTCCGGCAAAACGCCAGTGAAACGGGCGCGCGCTTCTTCAGCCTTGCGTTCGCCGTAGGTGACGAAGTGCACGGCGATGCCGTCCTTGCCCAGCGCGCGGGACAGGTCCGCCAGCATGGTGATTACGCCGATCGATCCGGCACCGCCGGTGCGCGGCACGGTGATCCGGTTCGCCGCCGAGGCCAGCGCATAGGCGGCGCTGTAGGCGCCTTCCGCCAGCACGGCCCAGATGGGCTTGATACCGCGAGCGGCGTAAATCTGATCTGCCAAGTCAAAGCAGCCAGCGACTTCGCCACCCGGGCTATCGATATCCAGCACGATGGCGCGGACGGCGGGGTCCATCAGGGCGGAGAGGAAATTCTGCCGGATACCGTCATAGCCGGTCATGCCGGAATATGGGCGAAGAGTGCCCAGGCGCTGCACCAGGGTGCCTTGCACCTGAATCAGCGCCACGCCTTCGGCCACGTCATAGCCTTCCCGCACCACATGGCCGCGCTGCATCAGCTCCGGCGGCGGCGCGGCGTCCAGGCCGCTTTCGATGCGGCCCACACCGAGGCGCGCGGCCAGCGCGGCCATGACGATTTCCGCCTTTTCCGGGCGGATCATCAGGGGCGCGTTCAGCAGGCGCTGGGCGAGGTGCGGCAGGGGCGTCATCCGGCGACGCAAGCCTTCAATGCCGTGATTTCGGCCTGAAGCTCCGCAAGCTGCGCCTCCAGTTCCGAAATGCGCTTATCGCGCGCCATCACTTCGGCGGCGGCTTCGGCATTGGCCACCATGAGCGAGCCAAGCTGGAAGGCGATGGCAGAGCGAGTGTCCTGCATTACGGCACCTGCTTGATAGCGTTGTCAGCACTGGGGTCTTTCCACAAAGCCCCGCTTGGCAAACCGGTTGACGATGTGGGAAGGGCAAACAGAATGATATTCTGCACATTGCTTGTGCTTCGGGTGATGCGAACGGCCGAAGAAAAAGTATTCCCCGCATCGTTACCAGACATGATGCGGAACTCGCCGCCCTCAGCGTCTATTGCCCAAAGTTTTGTGTTTGCCGCCTGATCGTTTTCGCGCAGAAAAATCAGCGGGTGAGTATTGTCGATCTGGAAAATTGAGGCCGTGCTGCGAATGCGATCGGTTAGCAGTTGCAACTCATAGGCAGCCACATTGCTGGAAAGAACCTCAAACCCCGCCACGCCGTCCGTCGCGCGGACCAATGCGCGGAAAGATGCTGTCGTTCCTGGGTTATAAAAAAGAACGGACGTATTTCCCGCCGAACCGCCATTGTAGCTCTCATTGGTGAAATGCACCTGCTGGTTGGTGCCGAACCACATTTGGCGCGTGTCGTTGTTGCCTATTGTCAGGGGCCAATATTTTCCGAGGCCCGTCTTGAAGGGAGCAATCCTGTATTCGCCGCCGCCCGTCGCTTGATTGCCGAACCATTTGGCACTGACAGTCAGCCGCTCCTCGTTGGCGCCATTCCGAAGTTGCAGCGCCAGACTGCTGACGTTTTCGCGGGGCAGGTTCCACGGGTCGCCCGATGGACAAATGCTGAGTCCGCACCAGCGATTGGCGACCGTTGGATATGCAACCCACGACCCTTCCTCATAGTCGCTGGCGTAGCCTTCCTGGCGAAGCCAAACCCCTGACGTGCCGCCGAGATAAATCCCGCCGCCGTCCTGGACGTAGTTCCCAGCATTGTCGTAGCTGGGAATCCCGGCGGTGACGTATTTGCTGGTGAGCGGCGCGGCGGCGGCGGCGCGAATGATGGCCGCAAGGGCGGTCACGCTGAACCGCCCGCCGGCCCCAGCCGCCGTGTGACCGGCAAGGTAGGCAGGCGCTTCAGCAGGCAGCGGCAGTTCGGATAGGCGCGGCATCAGACAGATTCCTCCGCTTCCGCGCCACCCGGGCGCTGATCCAGCGCATTCCCGCCGGCGGTGACGGTGGGCGGCGCCTGACCCAGCAGAACGGGCGGCACAGGCAGCCCACGATCGGCGAACATCTGGATTTCCAGCGCCCGCTGATCCAGGATCTCTTCGATATCCATGCCGCCCGATTCAGCGGCTTCGTGCTGCAGGGTGGACAGCGCGCCGGCCACCTTCATCAGCGCGCCCTGGGGTTCGCGCACCGGGTCCACCCAGCCACGGCCGGGGCCGATCCACTTGCTGCGGGCGTATTCGGCGCGGGCTTCCATGAAATCCGGCGCGCCGGCGGGCAGCGGCAGTTCGCCGCGGTCCATTGCCTCTTCCAGAAAGGCCGCATAGATCGGCGCGCAGAAGCCTCCGGCGAATTCATGCCGGCGGCGGGACAGGGTTTTCCAGGTTTCGATCAGCGCGGCGCGGGCGCTGCTGTAGTTCGACTGGCTGTAGTCCGTCGAGAGCTGTTCATAAGACGTCCCCAGCGCACCGGCCATATGGCGCAGCGCGGCAGCTTGGAAAGCGGGATAGTTACTGGCCGGGCGGGCGGCGGTGACGGAGGTGATTTTCTCCCCCGGCGCCAGGATGGGAATGCGCGCATTGTTCAGCTTGATGCTTGCCTCAGAGTGATAGCCTTCGCGCATTTGCTGATAGGCGGAGATTTCGCCGCCTTCGGGGCTGAGGCTGTCGCCCACCAAGTCGCGGTCAAAGGGTGATTCGATGTAAGCGGCGAAAACGGCGTTCAGCACCGCCGCTTGGAGTTCCACCTGTTCATACCGCGCCAGCATCTTGGCCCGGGCCAGCACCGGCTTCAGCACGCCGCCGGCGCCACGATGCTGGCCGATGCGGTCCGCTTCGAAGGTGTGCACCACCAAGGGGCGGCCCCAGTCGGTTTCCCGTGGCACCCGTTCCCATTGCACGGCCTGCGCGGCGGCCCACCAATCCCCCAGATGCGCCTTGCGGACATGGTAGGCGACGGCGGCGCCGTCTTCATCGACCTCCACCCCGCCGCGCAGATCTATGGTGTCCATGCGGTTCTGCGGGTTGGAAAGACGATCCGGGTCGATCAGCTGCACCGTGGTGGCGTAGCGGGCGCGCCCCGGGGCCATGCGGCCGGGGCGCCAGAGCAGCAGCGCCAGGGCATCGCCTTCGATCAGCAGGGTGCGGAAGGCCAGGCGGAAGACGCCGGCCATGGTCACGCGGCGGCCGGCTTCGCACCACAGGCCGGGGTCGTTCGTCCAGGACCGCCAGAGGGCTTCGGCGGTCTGGGAAAATTCTTTGGCCCAGGCAGCATCGAAGCCCGGCGCCCAGGCGGACAAGGCGCGGTAGTCCGGGATGGAAGACAGCCGCAAATCGGCGCCGATGACGGCGTCCGTTATTTTCGTGATGCCGCCGGCGGTCCAGCCATCGTTCCGCACCATGTCGCGGATGCGGGCGACGATGCGGTCCCGGTAGAAATTGGTATCGGCATCGGCGGAGCCCAGCCAGGGCAACCAGCCATCCATTTCCGCCGAAGTGGAATCGGCGGCATCCCAGGGCATCGCGCCAGATCCGTTGAGCCCGGCCATGCGCCGGCCCTGCTGCTGGCGCCGGGCGGGGCGGCCATCGGGCCCCAGAATGGCGGAGGCCGCCATCAGAAGCGCACCCCCAGGGCGCGGCGGCTAGGCTGCAGGCCTAGGGCGCGTTGCAGTTCGGCGATCAGCGCCCGCAGCGTACCAATATCGGTCGCTTTGTACGTCACGCCGCGCTTGCCATCGCCCATTTCATAGGTCACCTGCGTGACCTGCTTGCCAAGGGACAGATCGAGCAACGCCTGCTGCGCTAGCAACAGATTGGCGCTGATCACGGCGGGGGCGAGACCGCTGAAGGCGGAGACGGAGCCGGACATCGGGGATTCCTGAAGGGTCAGGCGCGGGCGGCGAGACGCGAGTTTTGGCGATGCGAAAAATATTGCTGGGCAATTTTCTTCGCGTGATTTCGTCGATCTGTTGTGGCTCTCTCGAAGCGTCGCAAAGACGAGGAAAAGAGATGCCAAACACCCTAAGTGCTTTTCTTACCGCCAAAGACGCTAGCCAGCTTTGCTGCCTCAGCAAGGCGGCTTTCGCTAAGGCAGTTGCGGCTGGCCGTCTGCCGGCGCCGCTGTATCCCGCGCCGCGTGCGCCGCGCTGGCGGCTTTCGGAATTGAATGCGGCTATCGACGCGACCCGCGCCTTGCCTTCAGAGGCCATGGCTCAACGCCAAGAAGCTAAATTGGCGCCACCCAAGAAGACGATGGCTTGACACGATACACTCGCATCAGGCCCGTGCGGCAAGGCGGGCGGCCAACCGCGCGCCCAGGCCCTGGGCGGCTGCGGGGGGCGGCAGGCGGACGGGCGGCGGTGGCAGGGCGGCAACCGCTGCCACCGGCGCTTGTCTGGCCGGCGGCAGCGGCGCCGGCAGCGGCGGCGGCGGAGAAACACCGGCTGCCGCTGCCGGCGTAAAGACGGCGGTGTTGCGGTCCCAGTCCGCCGCCCAGGCGGGCGTGG